AGATATTAACGCCCGCAGCGCCGAAGTGCAGAAGGTTGAAGTCCGTGGCATTGTATGACGCTTTTCACGTACATAAGCCAAAATATTGACCGCATCAAATTTGACGTGCGGCTGGGTATCATCCCCTGCGCAATACTGAAACATTGGCAAATTTACAGCCGGTATGATTATTATAAGCGGCTGGGGAACTGCACCTGTGACGCCATTATTGGCGTCTGTAATGATTTTCAAGTGGAGCAGCGCTGGGTATATAAAATCATTAAGAAGATGGAAGCTGCCGTATGAAAGTTGCAATCGTAATGACATACTTTGACCGTCAGCAGCAACTTGATCGCACGCTTGCCAGCCTGCGCAGTACAAGCCACAAAAAGTTTAGCGTCATCATTGTTGATGATTGCAGCCCAGCGCCGCCGGTCATCCAAGAACAGCCGTTCCCGGTGCAGGTCATCAAGACTACTGGCAAGCGCTGGATTGATGGCAGCCCGGCTTATAACTTTGGCTTCATTGCAGCGCTGCGCACCGGGGCTGATGTTATACTGATACAAAATGCAGAAGCTTACCACGTGGGCGACGTTATTACCCGTGCTTGCACCGTAACCCAGCAAAGCTATATTTCATTTGCCTGCTATAACCTTTCAAAACATAACACCGCAAGGGCGCACGATATACACAAAATCATCAGTCACAGTAACTTCCATGCCGTTAATAATGAGGATGACGCTTGGCTTAACCACCGCTTGTTTCGCCCTATGGGTTACCATTGGTGCGCTGCCATTACGGCGGATAACCTTCGCCGGCTTAACGGCTTTGACGAACGCTTTGCGGATGGCTATTGCTTTGAGGATGATGAACTTTTGGCACGGGTGAAAATACTTGGCTTGCAGGTTGAAATTACTGACCAGCCTTTCGTCGTACACCAATTCCACGCCCGCAGCTACGTTCCGGCGAACTGGCAAGAACTTTACAACCTCAATAAGCGCCGCTTTGAAGCCGTGCGCACGGCTGGCAATCCGCAGGCGGTGCATCACTTTACAAAGAACCTGCATGAAGTATAGAGCAATCATAAGCACGCAGGTCAAAGACGAGGACGAATACCTTGACGAATGGATAGCATACCACCTTGCAATCGGCTTTGAACACGTTGTTATTTACGACAATGAAAGCGCTCGCCCGCTGCGCAATCGCTGGGGCAAGTTTGTTACCGTTAAGCCGGAACGCCGGCAGTTTGAAGGTTCTGCCGCTGATAACTGCCATAACGATACGGTGCGTAACTTTGCTGCCGATTGGATTGCCCGCATTGATGTCGACGAATTTATTGTACTCAAGCAGCCCGGCGACATAAACTCCCTGCTCGCACCTTACAAAGACTTTGGCGGACTGGGGCTTAATTGGCGAATCTTTGGCACTTCGGGGCATACGGCAAAGCCTGCCGGGCTGGTACGGAATAATTACGTTTGGCGTATGCCGGATAACTGCGGCTGGGTGCTGAACGGTGGCAGCTTTCAGCTTAAGACAATCATACGGCGTGAGTTCTGCCTTCAGGTGCATCATCCGCACTTTTGTAAGTCATCCCGGCAGCTGGTTAATGAGGATTTTGTTCCTTACCCTGACGCATGGACTGACAGTACACGTTCACGGGCTGTCATTCATCATTACGTCACGAAAAGTGTTGAAGAATGGAATAAAAAGTACGATCTTTGGCGGCATAGGTTCGGGCTGCGCACGCCGAAAGACCTTGCCGATATTGAAGCGAACTGCATTGTTTACGACAATTCATTTAAAACTACCGCAATGGATAATCACAAGAACTGGGAATGGGCGTCGCATCAGCCTATAATTAAAGCCGTGCTTGACCTTTATAAACCGGAGTTCGTTCTTGAACTTGGCATAGGTGAAAACTCTACGCCACTTTTCGCCGGGCTAAACTACATTGGCATTGAAAATGAACGTGATTGGATTAACTACCTTACTGACCAGTTACGCACCCAGCAGACGTTCATTTGGCACAACCTTGACCGGCAAGCCTGTTCCCTAACCGATTACTATAATTCTTTGCAGCTGCCAGCCGATAAACCTAATTTGCTTTTCGTTGACAATTACGAAAGCTGCCGCATGATAGCCATTAACACGCTGCGCCAAAAGTTTGACCTTATTTTGTTCCACGACTGCGAGCCCACTTTGGGGGCAAAGGTTAATCATTACGACATGATTGATTCCACGGGCTTTGCGGTTTATTTTCTTAAGACGCCCGCTAACTGGACTGGCTTCATGGTACGGCAGGATTTTGACGCCGGGTTCGCTGCGCTGCAAAAGTGTGCCGCCCCTCATATTGACGAGTTCATTGGTAAGCACCCGGCGGCGCTTGGGATGCGCTTAAGCAATAAGTATGAAGAATGAAAGTACTGTTAGTTAACCCGTGGACTGACGACTACCTGCCACCACCGGCAATCGGCTACTTACAGGCGGCTTTGAAACATTGGCAAGTCGACGTTAAGGCTTACAACTTGCAACAGGCATTAGCTACGGATGAAGAATTTGATCTTGTGGGCGTTTCGTTCCATTCCTTCTCTGTTAGAAGTGCAAATATTCTCCGAAATAAGTTCAAATGTAAGCTTATATGCGGCGGTCATCACCCGACGGCTATGCCCGAACAGATGCTTGCAGCCGGGTATGACCAAGTTGTTTTAGGTGAAGGCGAGAACGCAATTATTGCCATAGTGCAGGGCAATACTGACAGGATTGTTACCGGGCAAGATCATAAGTATTTTTATGGCATAAACGAAATTCCCATGCCTGACTACACCGGCATTAACTTCGGCGGCTGCGCAGGTATATCAATCATAACGAGCAGGGGTTGTCCGTATCAATGTAACTTTTGCGCTTCATCCGACTTTTGGAAGCACCGCTACAAAGCCCGCAGCGCTTACAACGTGATACTTGAAATTGAAAAGCGTAAAAAGGAAGGTTATACAACTTGGATTTTTGAGGATGATAACTTCACGCTTGACAAGCAGCGTACTTATGAAATTTGCCGGGCTTTGGATGGTAAGTTTTACTGGCAATGTACCTCACGTGCCGAGGCGCTTGACGCTGACCTTTGTGCCGAACTTTACCGGGCGGGCTGCCGTAAGATTTGGCTGGGTGTTGAAACGCTTTCACAGGCGGCACTTGACCGCTGCAATAAAAACACAACCGTCGAACGTATGCTGGCAGGCATTGATAACGCCCGCCGTGCTGGCATACCGACCTTTTCACTCTTTATTGTCGGCTTGCCGGGCGACACCTTACACGACATTGAGATAACCCGGCGAATGATTGCGGGCAGTTCAATTACCGAAATTGGGACTAACATTGCATGGATTCTGCCCCGTACTGCCATACACGCAAAGGCGAAGGAACTTGGCTTTGATGACGGCGTTTACCTGACCGACGGTGCGCCTTACTATACCTACGAACAAAGTATTGAAACTTTGCGCAGCTGGGAACACTTAATAGCAACAACAAAATGATAGCACTCATCACGCCCACCGGGGCAAGACCGGGACAGTTCGCACTTTGTCAAATGTTTATGCAGCGTCAGACTTACGCCGGCGAAGTTGCGTGGGTGATTGTCGATGATGCGCAGCCACGCAGCACAAACGCCATTAACGGCAGCTTTAAGCCCTCTTGGACTATCATCAAAGTTTATCCTGAACCACCGTGGCGCATAGGACAAAATACACAGGGGCGCAATATCGAGGCGGCTGTTAACGCCTTGCTGGCAAACTATGCCGAGAAGGATATTGAAGCAATTTTTATTATTGAGGACGACGACTATTACCGCCCGCAATACCTTGACCGCATGATGCAACGCTTTGCAGACTTCAAGGTGCTGGGCGAGATGAACACGGTATACTACAATGTTTTTTTCCGTACCTATTTTATCAATCGTAACACGTCGCACGTAAGCTTATTTCAACTTGCGTTCCGCCCTGAAATGATACCACTTTTTGCCAGCTGCTACGGGCAAAGGTTCATTGACTTTAAGTTCTACGAAAAGCTCCACGCACAACTTTACGTTCATCGGGGCGAAGTAGGCTTTTTTAACGAAGGTAATTTAGCAATAGGGATGAAGGGTATGCCGGGGCGTGCCGGGATTGGTGCAGGTCATGGCAAGTTACTGAATATGCTCCCCGACCAAGCAATGTTATTTCTAACTCAACAAATACAAGATGATGCAAAACTCTATGAAGGATATTACGGGAATCACGGTCTGCCACAACACCGAGGGCTTAATGAGAGGCGCTTATGAATCCATTCGCAAGTTTCATCCCACAATGCCAATTATTATTATTGACGGCAGCACGCCGGGCGATCCGTGCCAAAATTACGTGCAGACGCTTGCAAGTGAATTTACAACGGTCGGGCTGGCAGGGTATAACATAGGTCACGGGCGGGGGATGGACGCTGCTATTGCAATGTGTAAGACACGCTTTGCGCTTATCTTTGATAGTGACGTTGTGATGATTAAAAGCCCGGTTGAACAGATGCTTGCAATGATGGAGGACGATACTTACGGCGTTGGTTACCTTGAAAAGACCGGCTTTGACGGTTATGAATACGGTGCGCAGCCACACCACCGGGCGCAGGGATTTATGTATATGCTGCACCCGTTCTTCCATTTGCTGCAAATCTCGGAATACTATAAGTTTCATAAGTACGTGCATCATGGCGCACCTTGTTTCAAAGCTGCGCTTGACATTCACACGCACGGCTTGACCGACAAGATCATTAAGCGCTTTCCTGACCTTGGTCATACTTCCGGTAAGGGATGGTGCTGGGATGCTATTGAGCCGGTTTACATAATTCATAACACGGCTGGCACACGGCGTGACCGTGCCGGCAAAGGTAAAACTGAAATTGAGGGCGTATGGGAACGGTAGCGGTGCTGGGTACGGGTGGTTCAATAAATGAATACCTGCCAATTTACGACTATGTTATTGGTGTGAACGACGTTTGGAAGTACGACAAGACAAATGCTTTAGTCTGCTTGGATTATCCAAAAGTATTTAATCCGGAACGCCTGCGCACGATTAACGAAAGCACGCCCGAAGCTTTCTTCAGTCAGCTTGTGGCTTGGGATCACCGGGCTGACTTCCGTAAGATTGCTCTTATTGCCGGCTACCCTGACCACGCCGTTAATCTTGACCAGCCGGGTTACTACAAAAGCTATTGCAGTCCGTTTGTGGCGACGCAGATAGCTTGGAAGGACTTTGCTGCCACCGAGATTCATTTGTTCGGCGTTGACCTGTTAAATCACCCGCATTTAGATAAAGTGCTTTGCGCTGCAATACGCCTGCATTTTGTGAACCTTAACAGGGCTTTACAGGGGAAGGGCTGCCAGCTGATTGTTCATGGTAACGGGATACTTACTGCACAATTATAGACAGCAATTTATATATTATCTCATTTACATTTGTCGTTACTATTGCCAATAAAGTAAAGACTAACCTACCAGTTATGTAACCTTATGGCTACACTCAAAGTTTATGGCGACATCGGCGAAGCACTTCCCGACAGTATGTTCGGTGAAGCGCCCGAAATGGTATCAGCAAAACTTGTTAGCGAGTTCCTTGATACAAACAAGGACGACAAAGAAATTACGGTGCGCATCAACAGCCGGGGCGGCGACGTTCAAGAAGGCTGGGCAATACACGACTTATTAGTAAATTCCGGGAAGCGCATTACCACCATAGGCGAAGGCAAAATTTATTCCATTGCAACTATTATTTTCCTTGCCGGTGACGACCGCCTTGTAATGCAGAACGCCGATGCGCTTATTCATAACCCGTTCATTCCGCCTTACACGCTGGCAGACCAGTACGAAAGCGAAGACCTGCTCAAAATAGCAGAATCATTGCGGCAGGAAGAAGCCAAAATACTTGAGTTTTACACCTTGCGCACCGGCACACCGCAGGACAAGTTAGCCGAATACATGAAGGAGGAAACAAAACTTTCAGCCGACGATATGCTTGCGCTGGGCTTCGCCACAAAAATCATTGAACCTGTAAAGGCTTATGCTTATATCAAACCTAAAAACAATTTCATAATGGACGAAAAGGCTTTTTTTGAGAAACTCGGTGCGACGCTTGACGGCGCTGTACTGAAAATGAAGAACTTTTCAAGGATTGCACCCACAAATCAGGTACTTACCGATGCGGAGGGTAACGAAATATCACTTGAGAAGGAAGCAGGTGCGCCCGCCGTGGGCGATGCTGCCACACCCGACGGAACGTTCACCATGACCGACGGCACAGTAATAGTAATTGCAGGCGGTGTAGTAACGGAAGTTAAAGAAGCCGAAGGCGAGGACGAACTTGCCGCTGCAAAACAGAAGATCGCAGAACTGCAATCGCAGGTTGAAGCTTTCACCGCCGAAAAGGAATCTTTAATCAAGACCGAAGCTGCTTATCGCAAGGCGGAATCGGACGCTAAAGCGCTTTTCGATGAACTCTCAAACCTAAAGAACAGCTGGAAGCCAGCCGTAAGGCACAAAGGCAGTTCAGGCGAAAGTAATGGTGCTTTTGATATGGCACGGGCAAAGGAATTGAGAAAAAAGTTGAATGAATAATCTCAAATAAAGTTGAACCAATAAACTGAAAATAAAATGTCACAGACAAGTCCGGTGTGCGGTCACACCATAAATTTAGATGCACTTCACTTCACGGCTGAACAACTTACCAGCCTGAATGAACTGGTCGTAACAGCTGTATTGGAAGCCCCTGCGCTTTCGAAGTTTCACACGCTGGTCACAGGTATCAAGAATGATAAGCGCATAGGTATCATTCCCGGTACGTTTGGTCTTGTAGGCAAGGCTGCACAGAGTTGTAACCCGGTAGCACAATGCTACGAAGCGGTTGCGGTTGAAAAGACATGGTCGCCGAAGTATCTTGAAGTAATTATTGATATGTGCGTGGACGAACTTGCCGATACGCTGATGAAATATTCAGTAAAGTGCGGCGTGGACGTTTATGACCTCACCGGCACAGACATAATTACCTTCATCAGCGACATCCTTGCAAAAGACCTTATGAAGATGGTGTTCCGTCACGCATGGTTTGGGGACGTAAATGCTGCGCAGTTCCCAGTCGGCATACTTACACCGGGGACTGATCCCGACTTCTTCAATGTCATTGACGGCTTCTGGGTGCAGCTTGCCGCCATTTATGCCGCTAATCCTAACCAGCTTATCGCCATGCCGGGCAATACACAGGCTACGACAGCCCTCCAGTTCTCGGTAGCCACACCGGCGCTTACGCTTGCAGCCATTAACAACCTTGTGGATTCAGCCCCTGCCGAACTCACCATGCAGGATGACCGCTTACTATTGGTAACGCAGTCAGTATTTCAGAGGCTTTACAGGGCTTTGCAGGAACTTTCAAATTGCTGCTCGTTCGAGACTCTGCAGAACGGCTTTACGCTGATGAACTGGGATGGTATTCCACTTTACGGCGTGCCGCTTTGGGATCAGACCATACGTGCCTACGAAAACAACGGCACAACTTTGAACGACCCTCACCGTGCAGTTTACACCACACGGCAGAACCTTCAGATCGGTATGGCTTGTACCAGCCTGTTTGAAAGTATCAATTCATTCTACGATCAGCGCAGCCGTTATAACAGGATTGAAGCTGTCGACGCCTTTGACGCCAAAGTCATCGTTGACGAACTGGTAATGGTAGGTCGCTAAAAACTTGTGTTATGACAATAGGTTGTAATCAAATAGTTGACTGTATCCTCAAGAACTGCGAGAACCTTGTTCCGGGGATTAAGGACGTGGCATACTTTATTAACTGGGATTGTGTTGATAAAGACCTGTCGACGTTCGACGTGAATAACCCACTTTTGCTAACGCAACTCGTACTCAAAACTGCTTCACCCACTTGCTACGCCTTTTGCGTGGAGGGGTACAATTACAGCAATGAACATACGGTTGCAATGGTGAAAAAAACATATCAGAAGGTGTGGGATCATAACTTCATCTTCCGCATCTTTGACAATACGCCTGAAGTAAAGCAATGG